CTCAGGGTCGAACCACACCCGAGGTTGGAAACAAAGCGCTGGCCGAGTTGCGCGCCGGTCGTGGAGGTGCGCGTGCCTGATCGCCGCCTGGCTGTTCCCGAGATCGATACCTACCGCTTTGCGGTGTTCTGCTGCTCGTTCAAGGTTGACCTTGGGTCGACGCCTGATCATGCCCTGGCGCTGTTCGCCGATTCCGGCATGGCTCAGCGCTACGGTGCGTGGATGTGGCCGAGTACCTACGAAGTTGTCGATGTCGTCACGGGGAAGCCGGTATGCGCGTGACCTCGAAGAAGCTTCGCGCCTCGGCCAACGGACAGGACTGCACCGTTCGAATCCCTGGCATTTGCAATCACAACCCGGAAACCACGGTTCTTGCGCATTTGCCGTGTGGGCAGAAGGGCATGGGTATGAAGGGCTTCGACACTGTCGCGGTTTACGCCTGTAGCGCATGTCACGACGTGATCGACGGTCGCGGCACGGGCGATGTTGATTGGCAGGACATGCCGCGCGCCATTGCTGAAACCCACGAAGCCCTGATCAGGGTGGGAATTCTCACCGTGAAGGGGGCTGCATGATCGATCTGATGCTGCCTTGGCCGCCTAAAGCTCTCAGCCCCAACGCGCGTACGCACTGGGCAACCAAGAGCCGTGCGGCCAAAGCGTACCGCAGCGCCTGCTTTCTGCTGTGCCGCCAGGCTGGTTTGTCCGCTCCCACAGGACGTGCACTGCTGTCGCTCGAATTCATTCCGCCAGATCGCCGCCGACGGGACGATGACAACTGCATTGCCGCGTTCAAGTCGGGTCGTGACGGCGTGGCGCAAGCCCTGGGCATCGACGACAGCCGCTTTGTTACTCAGCTGCAGATCAGCGCCGAGACCATCAAGGGCGGTGCCGTCCGCGTTCGCATTTCTGACTACGCCGAGGCCTCTGAATGACAACCGCCATCGTGAACCTGTCAGACGCGGAGATCCGCCGGCAGTCCGCTGACACGTCGGTTGATACGTTGCGCGACCCTCGTCACCCTGGGCTTTATTTCCGGTTCAGTCAGGGCAGGGCGCGTGGCTCCTGGTATCTGGTTGTGCAGCGCTCATGGCGGCGCATTGCTGGATATCCAGACCTGAAGGCTGCTGCCGTGTTGACGCTTCTGCCAGAACTGCGTCAGCGCCTTGTTCTCAAACCCAATGCCAGCACCGCCATTGAAGCCTGGCATACGGTCGGTGACCTGCTCGACTGGTACGGCGACCGCATGGCTCGGGACCGGTCACTGTCGGACAAGCGCAAAGCAGGCGGCAAAACAGCTATCGCCTGCCACCTGAAACCACGTCTTGCTGACTTACCGATCCGCGCCGTCCGCGCCCAGACCCTCGACCAGCTGTTGATGTGGCCAGTCCAAGCCGTTCTGTCGCTGTCCTATGTGCAGCAGCTCTATCGCCTTTTGTCTGCCGCGTTCAGGCAGGCCGCCAAGCTCGACCTGATTCCTTCTAACCCGATGGCCGATATGAAGTTCGGTCACTTCACCACGGCACGCATCGCGCCCAAGGCCGCCCGGTTGCGCGGCGTACAGATTCCCGAAGTCCTGGCACTGCTGGCCGGACAGTTCGACCCAGCCCCGGCCGATGCCATGCTGGCCCTGATGATGCTTTGCCACGGGACGCGCATCGGTGAAACCCGTCTGACGCGCTGGGCTGATATCGCGTTGCCTGAGCGTGAGTGGTTCATCCCGGCTGAGAACACCAAGACCCGGACCGAACACCGTCTCCCACTGACTGACCAGGTGTGCGGCCTGCTTCATCGTTACCGCGCCGCCCAGTTGGCCAGCGGCTATCAAGGTGCCTACCTGTTTCCGAATCGCCGTGGGCTGCCACTGAGCGAGAACCAAGCCAGCGCCGTGTTCACTCGGTTGGGTCGCGGTGAATGGTCGAGCCACGATCTGCGCAAGGTTGCCCGCACTGCCTGGACAGACATCGGCATCGACGGGCACATCGGCGAGATGCTGCTGAACCACTCCCTCGGCAAGATCACCTCCACCTACATCAACACCCAGGCCACCGAGCAGCGCCGGTTGGCGTTGGTGAAGTGGCACGAATGGTTAGATGGCCGTGGCTTCGCATCCATTCACGGGCAGACAGGTGTTAGATATGAAGAATCGCAAAATGACGTGCAGGCCTTGAATGGCGTGGCTTGCGAGTCTATTCCGCACATTGTTAAGGGCGAGGTTTAAAAATGATGATTATGGTCGATCACCGCCGAAAGCTGGCAGTCCAGCCCGGCGATATCAGTTCGATGCAGATGGCGCAGGGCATCGGTGGCCGCTGGATTTTGGAGCTGCACATGATCTCTGGCAGGGAGATTGTGATACCGGCCAGCAACGACCTCGGCCAAGTCGATCTGAACGTGATCCATGCCCAGTTAATGGAGGCAAGCGAGTGAGGAAGAGTCACGGCCCAGCCTTTCGCAAGGTGATGAAGCCGCTCCGAGCTTGCTACGACTGTCGCGGCAGCGGTCTTCGCATGGGCATGTTCCATCAATTGGAATGCGCTACCTGTAACGCGTCGGGCTGGGTCTGCGCCGAAACGGGCGAGGCGCTGCCTCTGGCTGACCTGGTGCTGCAACTGGGCATGAAGCTTCGGGCCGTGGAGCGCGAACTGGCTTTGGCCGATCAGCAGTCAGGCCCGCAGCAGCAATACGAACAGAACAACCGCCGCGGCGCCGGCGGATCGAATTACACAGGGGATTAAGCGATGGGCATCTATAACGACGTGATGGGCACCCTGGTACGTGTACTGGCCGCCGACAACATCGACAACAGCACCAAGCAGAGCTGGCAGAAGCTGATCGATGCTGACCTTCGCCAGGGTGGCAACGGCAGTTCGATCTCTGTCCGAGACAAATTCGATTACGACTGCTGCCTGTATGCGCTGCTGCATCGCGAGCTGGCCCCGGCTCAATGGGACGTGCTGGTAGCCAAGTATTCAACGCATAAGGCGAACAAGGTGGCCTCGATTGGTCGTCTCGCGAGCCGCATCACGTCACCGGCGCCGCAACTCTTCCTTTATAAGGCGCTGACTGCGTGGGCAATCCCGCAGCTCAAAGGCGTCCAGACTGGCAAGCGCTCCACAGACATGATCGTGTTGCCTGCTGAGTTCTACGACATGAACACATGGGACCCGGCAGCCTCCCCGGAGCGGACTCGTCGAGGCTGGAGGGCTGGGATCCATAAGCGCCTTGAGTCGTTGGAAGAGGCGGCAGTGATTCACGCCACCGAGCTTTTCGACCTGGAACAGATATTCCTTGACGCCGCTTGACGAATCGGCCGATTGGCCGTAAATTCACCCCATCATGTCGATCCTACGCGTTATGAGAGAAGACCCCAAAAGCCCAGCCACCAAGCTGGGCTTTTTTGTTTCCACAAACAGAAAACCCGGCCGAATTTGAGCCGGGTTTTCTTCTTTTATCGTCGATTTTGTTGCATAGTTAGCAGCTGCAATTGTTCGAGTAGCGACGGTGGAAGCGAACAGGGATATGGTGTTTGAGGCTCTTGGCATCGTAGCGCGCCGAGCCGATGAGCGAGGCTTGATCCTGGCCGAGTTCATGGCAGCGGCTGCTGGAAGTTGGAAGATGGAAGAAGAGTTACTCCAGCATTTGATTGAGGTTGAGCTTCTGGTCCTTGATGGTGCCACGGAACATGCTGCCGCGAGAGTTCGTCTCACTTCATCTGGGCGCGATCTACTCACGCGGGAATCCACTCGACGTTCGTGACGCCAAGTCTCTCTGCCTGAGGCTTACTCAGTTTGGGCACTGGGTCGGTTCGATATTTAGGGATCTGACCGATACCAGCATCCAGAGTCGCCCAATGCCACGCTTCCGCATTGCTCATTGTGGCCGCGCGGACATAGAAAGATTTGTAATTGCCGTGTAATAGGTAATCGATACGGTAGTGATGTTCCAGTGGCATGGCGGGCTCTCGTTATGACAATGTCACCAGATTGATAAAAAGCCTCCCGAGAAGATTCATAGATTTTTTCAATGCTTTACATAGATTTCAAGCCTCGGCATTTGCCGGGGCTTTTTGCATTCTGGAGTGACGGATGGACCCTACTGACCTCGGACCAGGCACAGCTACCTGGCTGGGCGGTACTGGCACGGTGTTGCTTGCGGGCTTCTTGTGGCTGCGCAAGTTTCTCTCGCGGGACGCAGCCGATCGGGCGATGGATAACGCCGATATTGGCACGGTCCGCCGGCTGAACGAGCTGTTGGACTCAGAGCGCCAAGCGCGCAGGGAGGCCGAAGCACGTGCCGATCAGTTCGCCAAAGAACGTAACGAGCTCGCCGCAGCAGTTGGCCGGATGGAAGGGAAGATTGAAGCCCTCACCAGCCAGGTCGCCCAGCTGACTCAGCGTGTCACCCAGCAAAGCGACGAGATCACTCGGCTTCGCACCAAGTTGGGAGGAATCAACTGATGGACAAATGCGCACTCAACTTCATTGCACGTCATTGGTGGCGTCGGGTAGAGGTTTGGCTGATCGCTATTCTGCTGCTATCGGGTGGTGCCATGCTCGGCTTCCAGGCGGCGCAGTGGTCGCTCGCCGGTTGGTATAGCGCTCAGGTCTCAGAGGTTCGCCGCGGCTATGACGAAGCCACAAAGCAGCGTGATCTCCGACTCACCAAGTTGGCGGACAAGACCACTGATGCTGCGTCGAAGGTTGAAGCAGCGTCAGCCAGCGCTGTTCATGCGGCAGATACTGCGAGCAAGGCTGCTGATAAGGTCAATGAGGCGGTGGAGCGGCAGAGCCCATGACCGCCGCGCTCAAGCTTGTTCCCCTCTGGGTATGGGCAGCACTCGGTCTGCTGACATCTATTGGCTATTTGGCGTGGCGGCTGGATGGCGTTAAGGCTGATCGTGTCGCCGTGACACTGGAGCGAGACACCGCTAAGGCCAAGGCCGCGTCATTGGCAGACACGCTGCGCCTACAGCGCCAAATCACCCAAGACATTGATCAGGTAGCCGACGATGCGAAAGCGAACGCCGACCACGTTACTGCTGCTGTCGTTATTGCTGATAGCCGGGCTGACAGCCTGCAGCAGCAAATCACCAACCTCCTTGCCGCCAGAAAGTCCTGTCCTGCCCCGGCTGCCGCTGGAGGCAAGACAAGAGACGACCTTGCCACAGTGCTTGCCGACCTGCGTCGAAGCGCTGACGAAAGAGCGGGAAGCCTGGCTGAAGCGCTTGACCGCAGTCGAATAGCCGGTCTGGCCTGCGAGGCTGCTTACTCAGCGGCACAGAACAGATGAAGAAATCCTGGTCGGTTACAGCGCCAGGCTATCCACCATTCCCCTTGATCATGCAAGAAGACCACGACCACGCTGGTGCACTGGCATTCGCCCGGGCATCTGGCCCAACGCAACTGTGAGGTAGTCAATGGCTCGCCCGTGTCGTTCCTTCGGTTGCCCCGCGCTGGTAAAGACAGCGGACCAGAAGGGCTACTGCGATGCGCATGCCGATCTCCGATCTGGCTGGAGTAAGCGCGAAGACAGGTCAGGCAGCACGACCTCCCGCAATTACGGTCATGCCTGGCGCATCCAGCGCGCTCGAATCCTCAAGCGTGATCACTACCTTTGCCAGTTGTGCGCAAGGTCGGGTCGGGTTGAGTCTGCGAACGAGGTTGACCACGTGATCAGCCGTGCAAATGGCGGCACCGAGGACGATGACAACCTCCAGTCCCTGTGCGGCCCATGCCACAAGGCCAAAACGGCGTCGGAAAGGGGCAAATCGGTCGGTTCTGGTCGCGAATCTCGCTAATGAGAACGAATCGCAGGGGGAGGGGCAAAAGTTCAGGCCTTTCGTTGACATGACCGTCCCCTTGGCCTTTTACACGCGCCCGCGAAAAATGAATTTCAGGAGTTGAGCGAATGCCGGGGGTCAAGGGGCGCTCCGGCCGTCGCCCGAAACCCACGGCCAGCAAGGAGTTGGCCGGGAATCCCGGCAAACGAAAACTCAACAAAGATGAGCCCAGCTTTGAGCTTGTCACCAATATCGACCCCCCGGAGTGGCTATGTCCCAACTCACAAGAGATGTGGGCTCGGGTCGTTCCTGCGCTCCTAGCTGAAAAGGTTTTGTGCGTCACCGACCTGCATAACGTCGAGGCGTTCTGTACGGCCTACGCCAACTGGCGTGCGTCACAGGCCTCGGTCGTTCAGTTCGGAATCGTGGTCACTTCGCCGATGGGATCACCGATCAAAAACCCTGCGCTCACCGCCGCGAAAGAGGCCATGGCGCAGATGGTTACCTTCGGCTCGCTGCTTGGTCTCGACCCTTCAAGCCGCACGCGACTTGTGGGAGCGAAAAAGACCGGCGAAGCCAACGCCTTCTCGGCATTACTTAATGGATAACCATGGCCTTCAAACACCCGAACGTCGAAGCGGCGAACCGCTGGGCGCGCGCGGTGATTCGTGGTCATGTACCGGCATGCCGGTATGTCCAACTGGCTTGCCAGCGGCACATAGATGACCTGATCAAGAGCAAGGCCGCGAGCTTCCAGTACAAATTCGACGCCAAAAAAGCTGAGAAGTACCTGAAGCTTGCCCAGCTGATGCCACACGTGAAAGGCGAGTGGGCACGCAAGCGGCAGCTGATCACCCTGGAACCTTGGCAAAAGTTTGGGCTTGCCGTCACGTTCGGCTGGGTCAAAAAGCGTTCCGGCCTGCGCCGGTTTCGCGAAAGCTACTGGGAAGTCCCGCGCAAGAACGGCAAGAGCGTTATCGCGGCATCGGTCGGCATCGGCATGTTCGTCGCCGATGGTGAATTCGGCGCGGAGATCTACAGCGGTGCGACCACT